AATCGGAGTGCACTTCGAATGGAAGCGCGCACCCGCAGATATTTGAAGGAGACTGTATGGCAACCGCCAAGGGGCAGACTGCGGCGCAACGCCGTGCTGCTAAGGCGGCAAAGAGTCAGCAAAAATCTAAGGACTACAGAGCGAAGCGTGCTGCGTTGGTTCCCGTCAAGGCTGAGCCGACTGCTGCTGCTGTAAAGAGCGGTCTTGCTGAATTCAAAGAAGCAGCTGCTTACCAGTTCACTGAAGATCAAGTACAGACATTTGAATACTTCGTAAGTCAGCGTGTTCCGGTGAAAGAAATGGGCATGCGCGATGGCTTACCGAGTGAGTTCACATTGTGGTACGCCATAGCTGATCCACGCTCTCCAATCTCTAGCGCCTACGCGCGTGGGAAATCCCGTGTGGTTGCTGCGATTGAAGAAGATATCGAAGCGGTGTCTAAGACACCCATCATCGGTGAGCTAGTTACTGAGAAGCATGTTGTGACGAAGTTCGGTGTAGAGCCAGTCACTGAGATACGACGCTTCGACAACGTAGAGCACCGTAAGTTACTCATCGATACTTACAAGTGGACGCTCGCCCATCTCCGCCCCAAGAAGCACGGCAAGCTGGCCAATCCAGACGGAAGCAACGGACCGAACGAACAGTTGAATGCGTTGTTCAGCGCGCTACAGGCTGGGCCCGTAGAGCCGGAGGACGAGGAATGAGTACTAGCAGCTTTGTTGGTGGTAGTGGTTATACGTGCGCCGTTTGTGGTGATTACGTTTTGTACAATACTGGACATCTATGTCGCGGCTATTACAGTGCGGAGATATTAGACGAGCTACGTGCCATTCGTAAGTTGCTGGAGACACGTGGCGGTGTATGAGTGACGCCGCAATCATCAAACCCTTCGGCCCTAAGGCTTGGCGCGAGATCATGCGCCCACCCATCAAGGACAAGCGCATCACTATCTTTGAGGGCTCCGTACGTAGTAGTAAGACGTTCACGCTAGACGCTAAGACGATCGTACAACTGTCGCGGTACGAAGCTATACCGGCAAATGCTAAGAGGTTGATGACCGGTGCGACGAAACAAACGTTGTTCCGTAACGTGCTTATCGATCTCTTCAGTATCGCCGGAAGGGAGAACTACAGCTACAATTCATCAACGGGTGAACTTTGGCTATTTGGTAAGCAGTGGTTCTGTCTGGGAGCTAAGGACGAGGGTAGCTATAAGCAGATACTTGGTTCTACCGTTGGCTTGCACGTCGGCGACGAAGTCGTTGAATATCCCAAGTCCTTCTTAGCGCAACTCTGGTTGCGTATGTCGCCCGACAACGCGCGTAGTTACAGCAGCACCAATCCGGGTAACCCTTATTGCTACCTGAAGGCCGAGGTCATAGATAACCCGGACTTCAAGGCGATGATGAGGGTGGTACACTTCACGTTGAACGATAACCCCAACATCAGCCCGGCGGCGAAAGCGGCCATCATCGCCAGCCAGGTGGGCGTTTACAAGCTGCGCTACATCGACGGCTTGTGGGTGGTTGCTGAGGGCTCTATATACCGCGATTCGTGGGACGACCGGTTGAATACATACGCCAACACGGCGCGCCTTAGCAATGATAAGAAGTTCACTCATCAGACAGCGCCCATCGGGCTTACTAACAAGGGCGGATACGTCGATCATTGGTTCGCCCTCGATGCTGGTGTTGACCATCCGCAAGTCTATGGTGAGTTCTACGACGATGGGCGGCGCGTCCGGCTGCATCGTACTTGGCGCTGGGATAGCCGCAAGCAGATGAAGCAACTAACCGACAGTCAGTATGTCGACGAGTTAGAGAAGTTCATGGAGCCCACGAACGGTAAGGGCTGCGAAGTGCGGGTGCCGCCTGAGTGCGCATCGCTAAGGGCGGAGCTCTTGCTGCGCGGCCATTATGTGGTAGACGCCGACAATGAGGTCGGCGAAGGCATCCATACCGTTTCCACGTTGCTGAGTCAGCGCAACCTACTTATCAACGTCGACGAGTGCAATGGCATCGAGACGATGATACCGAACTATGCTTGGGACGAGAAGGCTGCCAATCGTGGCATCGAGCAGCCGCTCAAGAAGAACGACGACGACGTGGACATGCTTCGTTACGGCGTTCATGGCAAGATACCTGCTTGGCGTTTGCTCTCTGACCTCCAGGTGCAATAAGGAGCGTCAGAAATGAGTCCAATGAGTATCGTTACGTTACTCCTGATGGCAGCGGCCGTAATATTACTTGGCCTGGCTACCTTCTGGAATCCTCCCAATAATCCTCCAGTCCGTCCTAACTTAGGTTGGGCCGGAATGGCGTGCTGGGCGCTGGCGGAGTTACTGATGCATGTCAATCAGCATTGAAGAAGGACGTCGGCGTCGACATCGTCGTGTGTACTACACGATAAACATCAGACACAGGGAGCATCATCACATGGCAATCGGTAACATTCCAGCGGGCGGAACCGGAGTTCTCGCCCTGTCGCTTATGGCGAACGGCTCGCCATACACCCCACCGCAAGGTTCCACCTACGCCTTTACGCCAGCACTTACGTGCGACGATACGTCGGTCACCATTACACCGGGCACGGACGCCGTTACGTTCAACGTGGCCGTAGCGCTGGGCGACGCTAATGCTTCAGCCACGTTCACCGCTTCCGCCACCGACCCTGACGGCGGAACGGCTACTGGCTCCATCACCATCCCGTTGGTCGCGGCGAAGTTCACCATCCAGATCAGCCAGACGGCATAACCTCGGAGGGCGGAGTACTCCGCCCCGAAGAGCTTACTTCTAAGGAGACAATTGTGAGTTGGAGCGTAAGTTACAGCGGTGATTCCGTCAAAGCAGTAGAGAGTATCGAAGCGCAGTTTGCGTCAATGACGTATCCTTGCCAGGAACCTGAAGAGTCCATCAAGCAGGCTGCGCGCGCCATTCTCAAGCTGGCCTTGGAAGGCAATGTCCCATCACGTGGCGTGAGCGTGAGTGCTTGGGGCTCACAATCTAAGTGGAGCGCGGGTGACGATGCTCCGGATAACATTTCCAATACGTTGAACATCGTAATTGGATGATGCCCAATAAACGGCCTAAGTTGCCGGTATACAAAGCACCCAGTGCGACGGCGTCGCCTAGGTGCTGTCGCGGCGAACACGCTAATTGCTACACTAATTCTTGCGGCTGTGCGTGCCACAAAGGTGGAGGGTTGAAGTGATAACTGAGCAAGAGCTTAAAGCTGAGATGCCCATCGTGGTGCAGATCGATGCGCAGGAGATTGGCTTGATGTACGCCACGCGTACCACTCCTTATGAATTTGCGCAGTATCTCCTGAGTAAGTTGCGCGCGGTGGGCGGCCCCGTCGAGGGCACGCTCCGACTCAGCCTGACGCACGGCGGGCTGTATAAGATGCGCGAGTCGCCTGACGGGCCGGGCTGCTTCGATTACACGTGGTTACCTCCCGCATGGCAAACGGCTATGAACGAGCAAGGCGGCATTATGCCCGATACGGATCCGCGTGGCGTCAAGCTGGAGGTGAGGGCGTGACGGACGCGGTGAAGTTGATTGCGATGGACGGCGCTTATGAAGAGCATCGTGACTTACTTCATCAGCTCACAGAACTTCAAGCTAAGAAGCCGCGCCCTATTGATAAACTGTACGGAACACGCGGGCCGACGCCTGAGCAGAAGGCTAAGTGGGAAGAAGATATGCGTGCCTGGAACCGCGCTACAGGCGCTATTCGCCGCAAGCTTCCCGCGCTACTTGAGCAAAGTAACAAAGAGTTCAGGGAGCGCCAAGGCAAAGCCACCGACCGCGCCGTCACCCTCTCCCGCGACGAGGCGCGCATATTGCTGCGTGTGATGAAAGGCACGAAATGAACTGTACTCACTTACACCTTTCTAAAGTCGCCAACATGAATCCTACCACTTACCGCTGCGACAAGTGCCTTGAACTGTTCGATGTAACGCTGGCTGCGGTGGCCTTGCCGAAGGCAGAGTTCAAGGATGCAAAGTAAGCAGGACTTCACCCTCCCCAAGCGCCTCGCCAAAGCCTACGAACGTGCTATAACCGGCCACATCACCCGCGTACTACCTCCGAAGACTCCGGAGCAAACGTTCGACCAGTGGATTGACGCCATTGCGCGTAAGTCGCAAGAGTACGACGCCCAAGAGGCCACGGAGCACCTCGCCGGCAGCATGGTCCGTTGGGTGAACAGCCTCAACAGTCGGTCCTGGCGCGCGGCCGCAAATAAGGCCACTAAGTCACGCCTTCTGCACGGGCTGTTACAGCAAGAAATGCAGGGACCAGTAGGCGCGCGCGTGCACACCCTAGTTCGTGAGAATGCCCAGTACATCAGCTCCCTCCCCCGGGACGCGGCGGAGCAACTCAATAGAGAGATACTGCGTGCGAGTCAGAACGGGGCACGCCCTGAGACCATTGGAAGGATGGCCAGGAAAAGGTTTCCGGAGTTGCTCCGATCGCGAATCAACCTGATTGCTAGGACGGAGACGGCCAAAGCGTCAGCCGCACTTACGCAAGCGCGCTGTAACTATCTCAACTTGCCGTGTTACCTTTGGTCCACGTCGGAAGACGCCCGCGTGCGGCAGTCGCACCGGGCTTTGGATAACGTGGTCGTGTTCTGGGACGATCCTCCAGCGACGGATCCTAACCTGGGCTACGGCCACGCTGGAGAATTCCCAAACTGTAGATGCACGTCCATCGTCATCCTGTCCCTCGATGACATCAAGTTCCCGCGCCGCGTTTACCGTCGCGGCGCCATTACCGTCATGACTAAGCCGCAGTTCAAGGGGTTGCTGAATGCTGCGTAGACTGTTACTGCTTACTGCGTTCGCAATGCTTGGCTGCTGCTCTTTTGTGGCGGGCCAGACGCAGACCGACCCTGTAGGTCAGATTAACTGGCCCAACACTACGGGCTCAGGCGCACCTACTGCGCGCTGCCCTACCACAATAACAGGGATCACCACCAACGGCTCACCATTGATTACGTTGTCCACTTCGGTAGGTATACTACCTAATCAACGTGTCGTCGGCACGGGCATTCCGGCCGGTGCGTATATCAGTAGCTTCAGTTTTACGCCGAATACATTCGTGCTGAGCGCTAACGCCACTGTTAGTGGAACGGCGCCGTTGTCGTTTTACAGTTACGGCATGCCGTATACTGACACGCTGAATAATACGCACTACGTTTGTAGTGGCTCTGGCTGGATGTCGTCTGGTTCTGGCGTTATCACAGGGCAGGCGAATGGTGTGATTCCGCTCGCGTGCGCAGCAGGGAACATTTGCGCTCAGTCGCACCTTGACGACGGCGTGACGACTGCGAATACGCTCACGGCGCAAGAAGCATTCTCGACAAAGGTAAGCCCGGCTGCGGATATCCGCGCATTTGGAGCCGTCATCGATGGAGTAACAGACATATCTACAGCATTATCGGCCGCAACGGCTCAGGCATGCGTGTCTTCAGATGTTGTTCTGTTGCCATGCACTGGAAATGGATGCTATTTTTCTGGCGGACAATTACCAAATTGTAGCCCGGGGAAGAGTATTCAATATCGACTACAAGGGCACCTTATTCTAGGTTCCACGCTGGTACAAGGCTACAATTCTCCTATTTTGTGCCAGGGCGGTGGTTCCGTAAGCGTATCAAAAGGTCCCACTTGCTATGTTAATGCAGCGCCTGCGCACGGAGCATTGGGAACAACTATAAGCGCACAGGGGTCAAACACTTTCACTCCAACGTTTTCTGGTGGATCAATATCCAACCTGAAGGTTGGTAGTTCAATTACCACGATTGGAACGGTAACCTGCACCATCTCAACTATCGTTGGCGTGAGCGTAGCCGGGCAGCAGAATGTCACTGCCACGGTCACCC